TTATTATTTACACCTTCACCAGTGATTTTCTTCTCTTCCTTATCTTTCTTTTCAATTAGTTCAGCAAAACCATCTCTCCAAGAATACTCTTCCTTACGAGTTGCCATAGCTTTTTTGATAGCCTTATCCTTTGAACCCATATATTCCTGAGTTCCTGTTTCGATTTTACCATCACCATCATAATCTTTCTTTGCTAATTTTCCTTTCTTAGCATCAGCAGTTTGCTTACCTTTATATTTTTCTGACTTAGTGGGTGATCCATACTCTGTCATTTCAACGGATGAAATGTTAGGATTACTGCGAAGTTCAGCAATCTTTGAACGAGTCGCCATTCTCACGTATGAATTACTTGTCTTTTTGTCAGTGACTCTTACCTTATATGACTTCTCTTCTTCGTTTATCTCTTCTCCTTCATGAGGGATTACATTACCATTAGCATCTTTCTGATGATGTTCAACAAATACTTTATATAATGCAGAAGCAGCACTGTTAGAAACTAATCTACCTAAATCACTCTTATAATCTTCTCCCATAAGCATTTGTTTTGCTCTTGACTTCACTGCTGGTGGTGCAGGAGACTTAGCAAGTTGTGACATATAAGCTTTCTGAACCTGTGCAGGATCCATCTTTCCACCACTCTTTTGAGCAAGTGATTGCTTTGTCTTATACCTTACATCATAAGCAAGTTGTCTTGCCTGTTTCTCAACTTTTTCCTTCGCTCCTGTTGGAGCAGCAGCCACTGGTTTGTCCATCAATTTATTGTTTTGATTTTTTCCTATATTTATTTAGGAAATGTTTTCCGTAGGCACTTCCTTTCACCATAGTTTCGGTGTATTTTCGTAGTGCATCAGTGCCAACTTCTCTTTGATTTGCTGGAACACCTGACACATCTGTAAGTGTATCGAATGATTCTTTTCTTGTTTCTGATACATCTTTTATCCAAGATTTAAACATAAAATTATTCTCTGTAACACAGATAAGATGATTTGCTCCACGACGAATAATACGTCCGACTAATCCCGTGTTTAAGTTTTCAACTAAATGACCGATTTGATATATTTTTTCTCCAATATAGTTTTCACGCAATCCTTCCCAATCAAACTTAGGTGCAATCTCCCAAAGATTCCAACCTTCTTTAATATTCATTGCCTTTCTTATATTCTTATATAAATCTTCTGCCGCTTTCTTTTCCATTGAAGATGGAATACCTTTCATAAAGGATTTAAGATCACCTTCTGCAGCTGCTTTTCTCTGCTTTGATGCAGACATTCCTGTGACATCATCAGCATCAGGATCACGATCACCTGCTGATACAACCTCAACTTTATCAAACTGATATAGTTTTCCGTTGTAAGTATTGACCAACTTATCAAATTCCTTCTGACGATCTGCACCACCAACAACTCTAACACCTGCATATCCATCATTATGTGCTTTCTTTAGCACATCAAAGATAGTTCTGTTTGCAGGATCATTGACAATCTTTTCACTGTGCTTTGGAAACATCTGTCTCATAACACCAACTTTACTATCAGCATCTAATGGATTTTTCTTTGCATCCTGACTTCTTGATGGCACAATGATATAGTCATCTTCATCAGATGACTTAGCAACTTGATTTAATAATTTTTCATGACCTGTTGTTGGAGGATTAAATCTACCAAATGCAACAGTCAATGTTCCTTTTGTTTTCTCTACTTCTGGTGGTGCTTCTGGTAATTTAGCAACTGGTTCTTGTGCAGGTTGTTGTGCTCCTGCTGGTTGCATACCAGATAAACTCTTTTCTTTATCAGTTTGTGCTGGATCTTGACCACCAATCTTCTGTCTTTTATTAAAGAATTTTAATGATCCTTTCTCTGTCTTTGCAACAAACTCACCTTTTTTATCGTACCATCCTCCATGACCATCACTAGTCAACCCCATACGGGTTGCTTGTTGGACAGCATTAGATTCGAGGAATTGGAAAAAAGATTTCATCTGGATAATTTTAAAGTTATCTCTTTTTCGTTTTGAATTAAGTAACTAAGAGTATTATTTCTCATAGTGATATACCTATTTATCATCTTTTTAGATTTTATCTTCTTAATCTCTTTCTCAAATTTAGTATAGCAATGATATAAGAACTCACGATATCTTCTACCTTTGTTCTTTTCATCTGTATGAAATGAATCCATAAGATCTTCTATAGGTATAGTATTTTTCATTACCCACCTACTTTAATATATGTGCTAGATGTCATGTAATCAGTAATTTTTTTATTACCAAATATTCTAAATCCTTTTGATGCCGCTAGAGAGTAAACACTTTTCATAATGTTCTGTTTAACTAAATCTGATATTTTACCTTTACCTTTATCTAACACATATCCAACTTCATATGATTGTACTTTGTTTTTAAGATACTTAGCTGCATCTTTATAATTGTTACTTTTTCCCAATTTTTTATTGTATTGTTCCATAAATTTTGGAACACTCATTTTATCTGATGATAGTTGATTACAATACTCTGCCCATAACATAGCATCATCATTTATTGTTTCTTGGGAAAATCTACCTTTTCTATTAAAAGCATATCTATTAAAAAGTTGATAATCAGTAAATTTATGATCTGAGCTACTTGGTATTAATATATTACCAAAAAGTTTTTTTCTAATTTTTTTAGCAGTATTCACAGCTCTCAAACCATTTGATAGTATTGTGATCAAAGAAAATGCAGGTAGTGTTGCCTTACCGTGGTTGGCAGCTGTTCCTTTTTGAAGTTGCATCTGAACATTGGCAACCTTTTTACTACTTTCAAATCCCCTTATATCCATGAAATGACCACTCTCTCCTGCTAATTTAAAATTAACAATACACTTCATAGCATCAGGTTTATAGTCAACACTTGTAATTTGAATATCTAAATTTATAGAATCTTCTATTCCCTGTGTTGCTTTATGATCAAATTTTTTCACTAAAACATTAGGAGTAGTAACCTCTTTTAATTCTTTAGCTGTTGGTGCAACCTTTTTTAGAGATATTGGAATGCACGTATTTGATTTATAAAGATCATCAACATATTGATTATAATCAAAGAGCATGCCCATATCGTCAACAAGATTTAATGATACATTATTTTTATCATTTTTAAATAATTTTTCATTCTCTTTTTTTATTGTTGTGTCAGATTTATATGTTGGTTTACCCTTCTTAAAATTTTCCCATTCTCCAATAATTTTATTTGATTGATCTTTTTTTATTGCTATAACGTCAGCAGGATTCCATTTATCTCCTGTCCCTTCTGATACGATTGAATATACTCTTCTAACAGTTGCATTCTTTGCATTTTTAACCACATCCTGTGCTAATTTTTTAAATGCACCTCTAAATACTGGATCTCCAATTGTATTATAAAAAATATAATCTCCTCTCGACGGAACATGTGAACCAATAACAGCATTAGCTGTCCACATAGATGAATTTATCCAACCCTCAACATCTTTTTCATCCCCAACAGTTGCCCAATTATTAAATCTTGGAATTAATTTAGTTTCATCAATGCCACAACAGTCTCTAACAGAGTAAGGTTGTGCGTTATAATTTATCATAGCATTCTTTATTTCATCAAAGGTAATATCAGATCCTTTATTCTGTCTTAAAGAAAATGCTAATGCTTGTAAAGATTCTTTGTCCTCAGTTTGCGCTTTGAACATATTCCAAATTACTTTTTGAAATATTTATGTATGATATCTATCTGATCTTGGTACTTTGCAATCATATCCAATTCTACTTCGATTGCTTCTACAATATTTGAATGCTCTCCTATACCTGCAGGATTAGTCAAGTATACTTCTACATTTGCAACATGTTTCTGTATGTCACCTTGTGCATGAGCTAATAGTGCTTTAATTAATTGATCCCTCATAGGTCTCCCTCCTTACGATTTTCTGATTGGTAGACATTAAACTCTCCACCAGGATATCTCTTTTTTAATTTATCTACATTACCTGCAACCACTTCTTCAATTGAAACATCTAATGATTTACACGCTTGCATCACATACCACATAACGTCACCCAACTCAATAATAAGATGCTTTCGATTGTGCTCGTCCCAAGGTTTACCTTGGAATACCATCTTCTTGACGATCTCCATAAACTCACCACCTTCAGCACTAATACCAACAGCAGCAGTAAGAAGCCTGTGAATATTGGCACCTTTTCCGTCAAGGGAACTAATACTTTCAATAAAGCATTGATAATCTTTACTGGAATCGGATGTGACACCATCCACGAATAGAGCGTACTTATCAAAGTCAATTTGTTTTGTCATTAAAATTTAAATTCTGCGAACGATTTTTTAAATGGTTTCTTATCTTCATCATTATACTCTTCGTCTTTTTTGTTGTCAAGTATATCGTCTTGTGCCTGTTGCTCACAATCATATAATCTCATCTTTGCTCGATCAACTCCAACAACAAACCTCTTATATATGGTCGGGTCGTTGTAACGATTTTTAAGTTGTTTAACCATTATTTGATTTAACGTCTCAAGTTCCTCCGTACTAATGAGAGCGAACATAAGATCAGCAGTGGCAGGGAGACCAAAGGATTCTGACGTATCAGTAAGGTCAATATCACTACTACTAAAACCAGAACGAGTCGTCTGAGTGGCGGAGACGATAGGTACATTAGCCTCAACTGCAAGACCACGGAGTTCTTCAGCAATCGCCTTAATATAGGAATACGAGTTGACATTGTTATTTGTACGATAACGAGATGATGCACATATATTCAGATAATCTATGAATATAATATCAGGAGTAAATGATTTCTTCAGTGCGAGTTCATTTAATAATGATTTAAAATGACCTGAATGTGCAGATGCAGTGGGATACTCTTTAATTATAAGAGTTCCTTGTGTTTTCTTTGTAATATTATTTACCTTACTTTCAAACATAGGTTTAGGAAGTTCAGTTATATTTTGTATATTTACATTCAATAAGTTTGCATCAATTCTTTCTGCAATCTTTTCTTCTGCCATTTCAAGAGTAATGTATAAAACATTTTTACCTTCTAGAAGGACAGAACTAGCGTGGTGGCACATAAAAAGAGACTTACCAACACCAGTACCCGCAAGTGCAATATTAAGCGTTTTGTTTGGGAGACCTCCCTTTGTAATTTTATTAAAGAGTTCAAGGTCGAATTTAATTCGACTTTCTTTCCTGTGGTAGGATTCAAATCTTTCTTCATAATCCTCTAAGTAATCGTGACCTACATGATTATCGAAAGAAACAGCCAGAGCATCAGAGAGAATGCTAGGAATAGCATCCCTTCCTTTTTTGTCATCTTGTCCATCAGCAAGTGCGATTGATTCCATGAGTGCCAAATATATAGCACGATCACGACACCATTTCTCGGTTGAATCAAGTAACCATTGACTATCTACAGGTGCATCATCAAATGTTTTTGTAGTATCTCTTGCTTCTTTTATTTCTGCTTCTGTTAAATCAGTACGATTGTCAATCTCAATATTAAGTGCTTCAATTGTGATTGCAGCATCATACTTGACAATAAAATGTGTTGTCTCTTCAA